CACACTCGCCAGCCTGACGACGATACCCACGATCTTTAGCATACTTGCTCAGACATCCATACTCGATACCAGGACGCCCATTCTCTGCATACCGAATGGCAGCAACGATAGGAGCAAGCTCCTTACGCATCTCGGGCCTGATGTTGGCACGGATAGCCTGACCGAATAGTTGAGAGCTATGGATACCGTCCTTTTGCAGGATGGCATTGTGAGCATACAACCAAGTGGTCCTGATTTGAGCGTTACAGGTGAGGCAGAGGAGAAGAGCAGCAGCAATGAATCGCATGTTTACCATGATACCTATTTATCGTCCGAATTGAAAGCGAATTGCGAACAGCATCGCAACACCGACCACAAACAACACCCAACCGCAGAAGTCTTCGGTCCTAAAGTCGCTCTTGCTCATGCTTACCATTATACACATACTATCGACCAGTGCAAGCCCCTTACTTTAGTTTCCCATCGAGAAATATAATTATTTTGGTATGGTCCCACCGGAGAATTTTGGGTCCCTTATATGGAACGATGCGTGCCCATGGCCCCCATACACAGTGTCTCATGTTTTAGAATTGGATCCTTAAAACTTTTAGGAGTCCCATAAAAAAGAATCAGATACTTTTAGGAGTCCCATAAAAAAGAATCAGATACTTTTAGGAGTCCCGTTGCATCGCCCATATAAATGAATGGCGCGTAGCCTCAGTCCCATCCTTTTATATCGTGGTCCATATAATCTAATGCTTCTTTGAAAGAGACTGGTATTTCTTTGCCGGTAGCCCATTCCCAGTCTTTCTTAAGTTTTTCGTATTCTTTGGGAATAAACAGATACCCAACGTTACGAGCGGCTATTAGATCGTATTCTTTTTCTTCGGGTTCTTTAGTCTTTGCAATAAAGCTGAGAGTTTCTCTTGTAATTGTTTGCCTAAGGCTGTCCAGAATGAGGGCTTTGACTTGCTTTTCGGTGGGCATGTGCTTTTTTCGTATAATTTATCGAATCTATTGTCGTTCGACTTAAGACGATTAACTATCTCAAGAAGGACTACAAAGCTGCACGTTACGAACATCATTGTAACACAGTCCACAATAATGCTAAAGGATTCCATACTATATTATATGGTTATATAAAAATTTTGAGCTATATAATTTTGTGTTACTCAAAATAAAGTTTGGTATTCGCCCTGTCACTAACTGCGCTGGTGGATGTTGACTACCCTCACTTACCTTGCATCATAGGATAGATCATTAGATAGATGATCCAAGTGGTAGCGGCTCCGAAGCAGCCTGCGAACAGCATGTCAAATAACATGTTGGCATCGCGGTAGTATTCTTCTGTTTCAGCGAATGGATGCCAGTATAAAGCGCCCCAAAAAACTCCGCTCCAGAATCCCATACATAGAATACAGTTTACAAGCTTACCGAACAGCTTAAACTTTCTCTCAACAACTTCTGTGTAGTTCCCTGCATCGTCTTTGATCATCTTGGAGAAGCTAAGAAAGTTTCTCACGGGCATCATAATTTGAGAGTTGACGATAATAGTCGCCATCCCAAATGTTCCGAGAATCCAAATTAAAGTGCTAGTTAAATAATCCATTACTGAATCCTGTTGAATACGAAATACTGAATAGGGTTAGTTTGAGACAGGTTATCCATTCCGAATGGAGGCCATACAGTGCCGTTAGAGGTGTAAGGATACACTTCCATTAGCAGTGGGGAGTATGCAGTAAGCCCAACGTTTACGTAAGGTGTAAACACCCATCTATCCCTCGGCATCAATACAAGATAGGTTGGCAAAGGAGTTTGAAAAGGAAAGAACTCGGTTGTAACATCGAATGTTACATTTAAGCTGTCTTCGACTCTTTCTAGGATAGCGATCAACCCTGAGTTATCTCTATGAAAATGAAGAGCTACATCCCAATCTCCATACTCAGTTGAGTATACAGTATCCACCATATCCCTCTCGTAGCGCGGAATGGGTGCTTGAATTTCATTGTTAATTGTTTTCTTTTCACATGCAAAGAATACAAGAGGTAAGGTGAGTAAAGTTAATAGTTTCATTTTGGTAACCCATGTGTTTTATCTGTAGGAAGTTTAGCATAGTTCACTGTTGCTGCATGATGCCTCATAAATTTTTCACGCGCTGCAAACCATCCATCTCTCATTATACCAGGAGACTCATGCATTGCAATAATTGGGACCACATAATTTGAGAATCCCTCCTGGTAAGCTTTGTAAGTTAAATGAATGTCGTAGAAGTCCCAACCCGTCTCTAGATACTCTGGCTGATCCAATCCAATCTTTTTAAGGTTTCCATAGGTAATAGCTAGGAAACAACCATCCATTACTACTACCTGACCGCTCTTGCCAAAATAGTTAGGAGACATCGTCTGGTGGTCTTCCCCCTGAAAAACAAATCCTCTAGCATCCCCTGTGGTCCTAGCAACCCACCACCCCCCATCTGGAGGTATCCTACAAGATCCCGCAAGACCTACAAACCCCACATTAGGCTTCCTAGCTACTCTTAGGTTCTTTAGTAAGTCTTCTCTCTTGGAGAGGATTTCTATGTCGTCGTGGCATAGAACTATAATATCTCCATCCTCTAAGGGTGATCTTTTAAAGAATTTAATATTCTCTTTATGTCCCTCATAAATAGATGTAGCATCATAGCAGACTTTAATACCTAAAGCTTCATTACCTTTACAGTAGTCAATCAACTTACCTAATGATTTAGGTTGTTTTTCTTTTCTACTGCATACAGAGAAGTAAATCATTATGAATAATAATAGCGAAGACCTAGAGAAGATTGCAGAGGAGTTTAAGAAATGTTCTCGCAATTGCGAATATTTTACAAACAACTACATTAAGGTTGTACACCCGATGCGAGGGATGGTTAACTTTAAACTTTACCCCTTCCAGTCTCGCATTTTAGACGAGTTCCAAGATTATCGACTCACAATACTAAGGAAATTTAGACAGGCTGGATGCACCACCCTGATGGCTGCATATGCTCTGCACTTTTGCATTTTTGGTACAAATAAGAGAGTTGCTATCTTATCAAAGGGTGATGCCGAAGCCAAAGAAGTTATATCCCGCATTAAAATCATGTATGAGGAATTACCTTTCTGGATGAAACCTAAGACCACCCGAGACAACGATCACACCCTCTCATTTGAAAATGGGTCATCTATTCAATCGAAGGCATCAGGAAAGCAGTCAGGACGCTCTATATCGGCTTCTCTGCTCATATTAGATGAGGCGGCATTCATTGAGCATATTGATACTATTTGGGCTGCTGTGGGGCCTACAACGTCCACAGGTGGTCGTGTCGTGTGCCTCTCTACGGTTAACGGTATCGGTAATTGGTTCCACAAGATGTATACTCAAGCTACGGAGGGTGACAACGGCTTTCACCCAATTGATATTACATGGCAAGAGCATCCAGAATATAAGAGGCACAAAGGCTTTGAATGGCTGTATGAGCAGATGGAAGAGTGTAACCCACCCATTAATGTTGACAAGTGGGAGGAGCAAACCAGACGCAAACACAGTTACAAAGAATGGTTGCAGGAGTATGAGGCAAGCTTTCTAGGGACTGGTGAGACTTACATTGAAGGAGAGATCCTAAGAAACCTTAAAGAAAATTGCAATAAAGATTATTGGATTAAGTATAACAACAAAATGCGTGTATGGGAGGATCCACAACCAAATCATGAATATGTGCTAGCAGCCGACCCTTCGATTGGTCGTGAAAGAGATTACTCAGCCTTCCATATTATCGACATCTATAATGGTAAGCAGGTAGCAGAGTTCTACTCCAACAGAACGCCGATAAACGAGTTCGCTAAAATCATAGCAGACGAAGCTAGGTTATACAACACTGCGTTTGTCTGCCCTGAAAGGAATGGTATCGGAAATAATCTAATTTACTTCTTACAGGAAGAGTTGGAATACGAAAACTTGGTGATGGATGACAAGAGAGAGATCGGAATCATGATTACTCAAAAGAATAAAGAGAATTTATTAGCCGATCTTGAGCACAATATTCGGTCAGGTAAAGTTTTAATTAACTCTGAAAGGCTGGTTGGTGAGCTTTTAACGTTCATTATTGACCCTGATACAGGCAAGATTAAGCCAGATAGCAACTGTCATGATGATTTAATTATGTCGTTCGCCACCGCGATTAACGTTTTTAATAACTTAAGAGGTAATGCGTTCATAGAAAAGACAGAAGATGGCACTTATATCCCCCCAGCGATCCAGAACGCTTATACATATAATGTGAAGACATCTACGGATGAACTCACAGAAGAGAATATTAAATGGCTGATAGGCAAGTAAGAGAAGGAGCGGAGGGGTATACCCAGTTCGACAATCCGCAGAGTCCTTATAATAAACCTTTTGGACTCGTGGGTAGGTTCTTTAAAAAGTTCTTCTCCAGGGAGGTTGAGGACTTCGAAGACGGTCAGAACATCAACCCAATCACCAAGAAACAGGTGGCGCCCTCCAAGCCACTCCAAGGCGATGCGGTTCAAAATAATCAGATCGTCAAGATTCCTGCTGAGTTTGGGTATGCGAAGAGTTCCTACCCTATTCTACCGCAGATAGAGGGAGATAGGAAGAAGAGATACAAGGAATACGAGGATATGGATGGATATCCTGAAATCTCTTCCGCATTTGATATTTACAGTGACGACTGCACTCAAGAAAACATTGATGGTACACCTTGGGATATTGTTACCGACGATGAAATGGTGAAGGCTGAGATCTCCAACATGTTCGACCAGACCAACATGGTCCGCTACCTTTGGGATATCTCTCGAAACGTGGTGAAATATGGTGATATGTTTATTGAAACCATTATTGATCTTAACAATGCGAAGAGAGGCATTCAGAGAATTAAGATCCTAAACCCGACTTACATTTATCGAGTCGAGGATGAGTTTGGTTACTTGAAGAGATTCTTGCAGGAAGTTCCAAAGAAGAGTGATTGGACATCTTATGGATCTATTGGTCCTGTTCTAGATGATTCCAGAATGATCTCATTAGATCCTGGTCAGATTGTTCACTTCCGATTGCACACCTCTGATCCGACTCACTATCCTTACGGAAAGTCGGTTGCAGCGGCTGCTAGAGTCACTTACAAGAGTTTGAAGATGATGGAGGATGCCATGCTCATCTATCGTCTTGTTCGCGCTCCTGAGCGTCGTATCTTCTACATTGACACCGGCTCGCTGCCTGCTTCTAAGGCTGAGATGCATATTAAGAAGCAGATGGATAAGTTCAAGAAGAATAAGAACTATAACCGCCAAACAGGTAACATTGAAGAGAACTACAACGCGCTCGCTGCTGATGAAGACTTCTACATCGCTGTGAATGGGAGAGGGTCGGGTACTAAGATTGACACGCTCCCTGGCGCTGATAACCTTGGTGAAGTCGATGATGTTAAATACTTCAGGGACAAGCTTCTCGCTGCTCTAAAGATTCCTAAGGATTACATTGTTGAGAAGGATAATACTCCTGAAAGAAAAGCTAACTTAGCTCAACTTGACGTTAAGTTTGCCAGAGTTATTACAAGAATTCAAAAGTCTATTGAGATTGGTCTGGAAACCTTAGCTAAGAGGCACTTGATGCTCAAGGGCTTCCCCAACACTCTTATTAATGACTTGAGAATTAAGCTTCCTGCTCCGTCTGACATGGCTCTAAAGAGGCAGTTGGATACTGATGAGCAGAAAGCCAGAGTTGTCCAG